TGACCAGCAGGTCGAAGACCGTCTGGTTGATCCGGTTCTGGAGCGGGATCAGCGGCTCAACGATGCCGACCGTGCGACCCTCGAGGTCGACGGCAGCAGCGAAGCGAGTGACGGGGCACTCCTGAAGGCCGTGAGCCTGCGGCTTGCCGACCTCGATCTCCTGCTCGCCGGCCAGGGCCTTGAACGAGATCTCGTACTCGTTCTTGGCATCCCAGAGGCGGGCCTTGCCGGGAGTGTCACCCTTCGGGAGGGAGAGAACGGTCAGCGCGGCATACGGGTCGTTGTCGTTCGCGGCGTCCTCATACAGCGCCGCGGTACGTAGGGCGCTGAGGCCCTTCGTCTTGACCTTGCCGTCGACCTTCTCGGTGAGCGTGAAGGAGTGGCCGTAGCCGAGAGCAGCGCGGTGAATCGCGATCTGCTTCGCGTCCATGTGCGAGTTCTGCCAGTGCTCCCATTCGGGAGTGCTGCGCTCGCCCTTGGCGGGGTCGACCTTGCGACCGGGACGGAACCCATCGACGTAGAGCGCCTGGGCCGGCGTGCCGATGAGCAGCGGCATCCAGTTCGAGGTCGACCGCTTCGCGAGCATCTTGTACTCGGCGTCAGCCGTCTTCGGCATGTAGGGGTCGTCGTGCTGACCGTGGATGTACTTGTCGATGCGCTCGAGCCGGGGGAAGTCCGCGTTGATGATCGCGAGCAGCTCCGAGGCGAGCGCCTTGGGGGTTGGGGTAGCCAACTCTAAGTTACCCACCTTACTATAGGAAGTAGGAGTTGCCCGTGCGCTTCTTCTCGGGCTTGCTGTTGGTTCGGAGGTCGTGCAGGGCCTCGTGCGCGAGCATCAGAGCCGCGTAGGCGTCGACCTTGCGGGGCGACTCCCTGCTCTCCTTGCCGAACGAGATGCCGTAGTTGTTGACGCGGCGACGTGCGTTGAGCACGTGGCGCTTGAGGTCGGGATCTCCGTCGTGTCGGATCACACCGTCGAAGACGGCCTGCATGAACCGCTCGTGAGCTCGGGTCACTCGCTGAAGCGAGGTCCGCATGTCCCACGCGAAGGCGTGGCTGCCGGTGGCCTTGACCGTGACGACCTCGCGGTACGCCTCGGCCCACGAGTCGAGGTAGGACTCCCAGAGGGCCACGTCGCCGTAGAACCCCTTCACCGCGTAGAGGCGGAAGGCGTCGTGGACGGCAGTGTCGACCTTCTCGGTGTTCACCTGCCACTTGGGCGCATCGCGCCCGGTGGGCCAGTTGTCGGGCTTCTCCTCGAGCAGCAGCAGGAACGCGCAGGCATCTCGGACCCGGAGGGCCACCAGGGCGGTGGAGTCGTCTGTGCGACCACCGTCGAAGCCGAGCACGATCTCGTCACCGGGCATCAGGACTGCCGTGGGGTCTTCCAGCGGAGTCCAGTTCTCGGGACCGAAGATCGCGTCCTCTTCGGCGACGATCTGGTTGAGGTACATCCGGCGAGACCGCGAGGGGGCGATCTGGGTGTTCAGGACCGAGAGGATGATGTCCTCGATGTCCAGCCAGACCGCATCGCCGCGGATCTTGGGGAGCACGATGCGCAGGGCCTCGGGCGTCAGCGGCGTGAGCGGGTGAGCCTCGATGCTGTCATAGAGCATCTTGATGTCGGCAGCTCGTCCGTCCTGGACCTTCTGCCACGACTCACGCATCCGCTCGGCCACGGAGTCTTCGCCGGGGAGGTAGGCGTTGGTGATCGCGAGGTAGCGCGACTTCATCTTGGTCGCGTTACCGTCGATGGTCTCGGCCATCTTGTGACCGTCGTTGCCCAGCACCCAGTGGTGCGTCTCGTTGAGCAGCGTGAACGTGGTTCGCTTGCCCTCGATCGCGCGGTACGAGCTGGTGACGGCCTGGAGCCGCTTCTTGCCGTTGTCGGCGCGGATCAGCTCGGCACCCGGCTTGATGCCGAAGTTGGCGATGAACGCCTCGGACATCAGGATCGGGAACATCGACATGGTGTTGGTCGTCTGCTCTTGCGAGACAGCCGTGATCTGCACCCACGCCTGCGGGTGGGGGACGCCCTTGGGCATCAACCCGACACCCGGCAGGTGGTGGTACTCGACGCCGTACGGCGTGATGTTGGGCCGGCTCGGGCCGACGAACTCGACCAGCGAGATGACAGCGAGGAGCGGGTCCTTGCCCCAACCCTTCATCCTCTGAAGGACTCCGGTTCGGTAGACGAAGCGACCATCCTCATCGACGGCGTACCACCAGAGGAGGAAGCGGAGCTGCTCGGGCGTGAACTTCCACGCCTTGCCGTCCATGCCGTTCAGCCACTTCGAGCACCAGACGGCGATCTCCCAGCCGAGCGTGCGCTCGGGCAGGTGCCACTTGCCGTCCTCGTTCTTCTGCCACGTGGGGCCGGTGAAGATGTGCTGAAGGGCCTCGAGCTCCTCGATGGTGAGCTGGGGCTTGTGAAGCTTGGGCGCGTCGATGATCGGTCACCTCCTCGTGACCGTCAGTCGTTGGCGTCCTCGAGGCCGAGGTCGGCGGTGTAGTCAGCGAGAGTCAGCACGGCGGCGTCCTCGTCACTGGTGTCGGGTGCGGTCAGCTCGAGCCGAGCGCGGCGACGGTCCCCCTCGGTCACAAGGAGGCGCTCCATCGCGGAGTAGATGGTCTGGAGCATCTGTCCCGACCGCTTGCCGTAGTTGATCTCCCCGGTGTCGAGGTCGACCCTGTACGGCTCCTTGTAGCGGGTCAGGTCCTCCATCAGGGAGTAGGCGAAGGCCCAGTCGCTCTGCTGGTAGAAGTCGCTCTGACCGCTCGCGATCAGGCCCTCCCAGAGCATGAGCGCAATGGGGTGCCAGTCGGGGTCGGCCTCGGGGATCGTGACGGGGCGAAGTTCGCCGGTCGTGATCTCAGGCCGACCCCCGCGGTTGGCATCCCGCTCACGCGAGAGGTCGTCGGAGCGGTTGGGAACGGGTCCACGGGAGCCCATCAGGCAGCCTCCTTCGGCACCTTGACCGCGAACACGGCGATGACGGGGAAGTGGTCGGTGAACCTCCGAAGCTCGGTGTCATCCAGGGCCACGCAGGAGACCGCGGTGACGCCCTTGTCGGGGTCGAACGAGGCGATCACGTCGATGTTGCCGTGGCCGGTGTTCTCGTAGCGTCCGAGCTCGTCCCACGCGGTCGTGAGCGGGGCACCGTGGAACACGTCCTCGGTGCGGTCGACGGTGTTGGTGTCGCCCGCGTAGAAGACGATGGCGCTGCCCCTGCCGGCCTCCCGTGCCCACTGGCCGATGGCGGCGGTGAGACGGAGGTTGTCGGCGTAGTACGGGTCTCCGGGGCGCTGGCCCTTGAACATGTGGTGCGCAGCGCCGACCGAGATCCGGCGACCGAGCGTGGACTCGAACGAGACGGTCAGCAGGCCCTTGCCGGCGAACTTCCCGGCCACTCCGTCGACCACCGGCTGGTAGTCGGTCTGCCAGTCGCCCTTGATGAGCTTGCGGTTGACCGCGATCCACACGTCGGACCCGCCAGGGTGCTTGTGGAACCGGAAGTCGGCCTCCTTCGCCTCGGCGGCGAGGTACTCAGCCAGATCGGACGCAGGGCCAGCCTCGGTGCCCGAGATGATGTCGGCGTCAGCGAAGCGCGTGAAGACCTTCTTGGCGTCCGCCTTCTGCTGCTCGGGGGTGTCGGAGACCTGGAGCGACACGTGGACGTACTTCACGTCCTCGGTGACCTCGACCTCGGGGATCAGCAGGTCGTTGACCGTCAGGCCGTCGCGCATGTGGTTGATGTCGCAGTGGCCGACACCAGGGACGCTGTTCGGGACGCCGTACTGGCCGTTGGAGAACTGCCAGATGTCCCAGCGCTTCCAGGGGGAGGCGGTCTCCGGGGGAGTGTTCGTGTCGTTGTACCGGGGCTGCCACAGCAGGCAGCCGAAGGTGTCGTCCAGGTCGTAGCTCGTGTAGATGATGGGGGAGACCCCGACCGCCTTCTTGACCGTCGCGACCCACGTCCCGACCCAGCGGGTGAGGTCAGCGCGGCTGAGGTTGTGGTCGTTCTCCTCAAGGTCCAGCACCGGGCGAAGGTCGCCGGGAGCGGGCTTGGCGAGCTCGAGGAAGTGCTTGGCCTCCTCGGCGGCGTCACCCTTGGCCGGCTCCGCGAAGTGGTACGCACCGAAGGGCAGGCCCGCGGCCTTCAGCTCCTTGCGGCGAGCGGAGTACCTGTCATCGGCGTAGTCGTCGTCCTGGGTGGCCTTGTGGAAGACGAACTTGACGCCCGCCTTCTTGGCAGCGGCCCAGTCGATCTTGCCGGACTGGTAGTGCGAGATGTCCACGCCGTCGATGCGGAGGGGCTTGGTCATGGGGCTCTCCTTGCTTGTGGAAGTCGAAGGCCCCCTGCGAGGAGCGATGGCGGGGAGAGGGGACCGCGCTCAACTCGCAGGGGGCGTGGGGGAGGGGAGCCGGTAGCGGAGCTCCGCGCCTCAACCCCAAGTGGTCGGACTCCTGATTCCCAACGTGCAGGTTGCGACCCG